CGGAGCCGGATGAGCCCGTCGCCGGCAACACCGATGACGATGCGGTTCCTGAGGTGCCGGAGACGGCGGTAACCGTTCCCGGCGATGTCTGGCTGCTCGGCGATCATCGGCTACTTTGCGGCGACGCCACGCAGATGGAAGCCGTCGAGAAGGTGCTGGCGGGCGGCCTGGCCGACATGGTCTTCACCGATCCGCCCTACAACGTCAACTACGGAGCGACAATGAAGGACAAACTCCGCGGCAAGCGGTGCGCCATCAAGAATGACAATCTCGGCGACGGCTTCGAGCAGTTCTTGAGGGATGCCTGCGTCAACATGCTTGCGGTGACGAAGGGCGCGATCTACATCTGCATGTCGTCCTCGGAGTTGCACACGCTCCAGAAGGCGTTCCGCGAAGCCGGTGGTCACTGGTCTACGTTCGTTATCTGGGCCAAGAACACGTTCACCATGGGCCGGTCCGACTACCAGCGGCAGTACGAACCGATCCTCTACGGCTGGAAGGAAGGCACGGATCATTACTGGTGTGGGGCGCGCGACCAGGGCGATGTCTGGTTCGTGAAAAAGCCCGTCGTCAATGATCTGCACCCGACGATGAAGCCGGTGGAGTTGATCGAGCGGGCCATCCGCAACAGCAGCAAGAGCCGGGACACGGTGCTCGATCCGTTCGGCGGCTCCGGGTCGACACTGATCGCCTGCGAGAAGACTGGCCGCCAGGCGCGGCTCAGCGAACTGGAGCCGAAGTACTGCGACGTGATCATCCGCAGGTTCCAGGAGTATAGCGGCAAGATGGCGACACTCGAAGTCGACGGGCGCGCGTTCTCAGACGTCGCTGCCGAGCGGTTGGGAGTGGCGGCATGAATCGAGAGATGCCGCCGCGAGGTCGCGGCCGTCGAGGCGCTCTTACGTGCGGGGCACCCGGACCTGCAAGGCCTCTGCCTGGCGTTGTCGGATTGGTCCGCTGAGCTTCGCATTCTGGAGTCGCTGCCATGGAAAAGCAAATTCTTCAACTTCTGATTCCCGGCGTCGGACTTGTCTAGGGCTGATCGCCACGCATGTCAGCCTCCAGAACCGCGCGCTGCTCGCGGAGGTGCGGCGGGAGATGGCGGAGATGGAAGTGCGCTTGATCGAGAAGCTCAATGGCAAGTACGTCAGAACCCAAGAGTGTGTACTCCGCGAAGCCCTCGTTGAGGAACGGATCAACGCACTGGCCGAGGACGTGAACAGAAGCGCCGCCGGTGGTTGAGACCGGCGGCGGTGAGGGGAGGCGGTTGCTACTGGGCTTTGATGCGGTAGACGCGGTCGCCCGCTTCGGTCTTGAGGGACTCGACGGTGAGGCCCATCTTCTTGCCGAGAGCCCCGGAGATGAAGCCGCGGATGCTGTGGGCCTGCCACTGGGTAGCGTCCGCGATTTCCTTGAGACTCGCACCTTCCGGGCGGCGGAGCAACTCCAGCACGATGGCCTTCTTGCTTCCTTCGCGCGCCCTTTTGGGCCCCGTGGCGTCGTCCTTGGCCCTGGCCTGTTTGGTCGCCTTGGCCTTCTTCGGCGCGGCGGGGGCCGCCTGTGGCGCGGGGGTGGGCGTCAGGGCTTGGATGGCGCGCCAGATCCGCGCGACGGCGGTCTGGCGGTCGGTGAACTTCTTGACCGGCTTCAGGGTGTCGAAGGGCACCACGCCGGCGAACGTGTTCCAGACGTCGGCGAAGCGCGTGATCGGCCAGCCGGTGGAGAGCTTGGCGAACTCCTTCTCGCTGGCGAAACGGTCGTGGCCTTCGGGAACCTGCTCGGCGGCAGTGAAGGCGGTGATGTTGTTCTCGGTGTCTATCGAAAAAGTGGGCATGGTTGATCTCCTGTTTCAGAACTCGATCTTGTCTACGATCCGGCGCGCCTCTTCGGGACTGATTCCCGGCGCGCTGTAAGGAACTTCAAAGCGGAGGCGCGCGGCGGTCCGGATGCGGATCTCCCGGCCAGTGGCGACGTTGATGCCGTACCAGCCGCCGCGTTCGTGTTCACGGGTGATGCGGACTTTGGCCAGCGTGCCGCTGACCTTGACGATGTAGGTCGATCCGACCTTGACGTTGTGCTTCTGCATGTTCAGTACTCCAGTCCTTTCTGGTCCACCGCGCTGCGGTCTCCCAGGTCGGCCAGGACGTAGGCGAGTTGCTCGGTGATGCGGCCGAGGTCGCCGGCGTAGCCCCAATCGGCGGGCTCGGTGGCCTGGCGCTTCTTGTGGTCGGCCAGGCGGCCGGCGATGCGCTTCAGCAGGTCGTGGGCTTCGGCGTGCCGCTCGGCGTAGCAGCCTGCGGCGGTTTGCTTTGTGGTCTGTGCTTTGGTGTTCCTCATCGCGAACCCATTCATCACTTCAGTGGCGATTAGAAGCAAGCGGAATCGGCGATTGAATCGCGAGAAAGTTCGATGCCTCTGCTGAGCCAGCGCGCGTACGCCAAACATCGCGGTGTAAGCCTGGCGGCTGTGCAAAAAGCGATCCGCTCCGGGCGGATTGCCACCAACGCAGACGGCCTGATCGACAGTGATCGCGCCGATGCCGAATGGAATGCGAAGACGCGGCCGGGGCAGCGCAGGGCGAAACCGACGCCGGCCGCAACAAGGGAACCGGCTGAGGTGCCAGTCGCCGCTGGGCTCGATTACTTCTGCGCGCGAGCCATCCGTGAGAACTACCTGGCGCGGTTGGCCAAGATCGAGTTCGAAGAGAAAACGGCGAAGCTGATCAGCCGCGACGAGGTGCAAGTGGCGGCGTTCACCAAGGCGCGCACGGTGCGCGACAACCTGCTCAACATCCCGGACCGCCTGGCGGCCACGCTCGCCGCGGAGGCTGACGCCGACAAAGTGCACGTGATTCTGACTGGGGAGATCCGGAAGGCGCTCGATGAGCTTGCAGGCGCAAACACCGACTGAGGTTTACGACGAGGCATTCCGCGCGGGCCTGAGGCCGGACCCGCTACTGACGATCTCGGAGTGGGCTGACCGATACCGGCGGCTCTCCGGGAAAGCGGCGGCTGAGCCCGGCCCTTGGCGCACGGAGCGCACGCCTTACCTGCGCGAGATCATGGATTCCCTTTCGCCATCGGTGACCGTCGAGCGCGTGGTGTTCATGAAAGGAAGTCAGATCGGCGGTACCGAGTGCGGCAACAACTGGGTCGGCTATGTCATCCACAAATCGCCCGGGCCCATGATGGTCGTGCAGCCCACCGTCGAGCTCGCCAAGCGCAACTCGAAGCAACGTATCGACCCCCTGATCGAAGAAAGCGATGTGCTGCGCGAGCTGGTGAAAAGCCCGCGCTCGCGCGACTCCGGGAACACGGTTCTCTCGAAGGAGTTCCCAGGTGGCGTGCTGGTGATGACCGGGGCGAACAGCGCTGTGGGCCTGCGCTCGATGGCCGTACGGTACCTGTTCCTGGATGAGATCGACGCCTACCCTGGAGACGTCGACGGCGAGGGGGATCCGATCAACCTGGCCTTCGCGCGCACGCGCACGTTTTCACGGCGCAAGGTCTTCATGTGCTCGACGCCCCTCGTTACGGGCTTGAGTCGGATTGAAGCGGCGTTCGCCGAGAGCGACCAGCGGCGCTACTGGGTGCCGTGCCCGCACTGCGGCGAGTTCCAGGTGCTGAAGTTCGAGCGCCTTCGGTGGCCCAAGGGTGAGCCGCGGAAGGCGGCCTACCATTGCATCGCGTGCGAGCAGGCGATCTTCAATCACCAGAAGAACGCGATGCTCGCGGGCGGTGAGTGGCGACCCGAGGCGCAAGGCGACGGGCGCACGCGCGGCTATCACCTGTCGAGTCTCTACAGTCCCTGTGGGCTGGTACTCGTGGGAGCGCGCGGCCGACGATTGGGAAAAAGCGCAGAAGGATGTTGAGCGGCTGAAGTCGTTCGTCAACTTGGTGCTGGGCGAGTCCTGGCAGGAGCGCGGCGACGCGCCCGACTGGCAGCCGCTGTACGACCGGCGCGAGGACTACCCGATCGGCACCATTCCGCGCGGCGGCCTGTTTCTCACCGCCGGCGCCGACGTCCAACGGGATCGCATCGAAGTGGAAGTAGTGGCCTGGGGCCGCGGCAAGGAGTCGTGGTCCATCGACTACCGCGTTCTGATGGGCGACACTGCTCGGCCGGAGATGTGGCGGCAGCTCGACGCGCTGCTCGACGATGAGTTCCCACACTCGAGCGGCATGCAGTTGCCGATCCGGGTACTGTGCGTGGACTCCGGATTCAACCCGCGCATCACGTACGACTGGGTGCGCGGGCATCCCCAGGCTTCCTGGGGTCCGGCCGGCGCGCGAGCCGCGAATCCGAAGACGGCGGTAGCGGTAAAAGGTACGGCGCGCACTGATCGGCTCATTCTGGGGGCCTCGCCGGTCGATGCGAGCAAGCGACGCGGCACACGCCTGTGGACGCTCGGCACGCCGGTGGCGAAGTCGGAACTCTACAGCCGCTTGCGCCTGGCGCCGCCGACCGAAGAAAGCGGCGGGGCCTTCCCGGCAGGCTACTGTCATTTCCCGCGCTACGAGGAAGAATGCTTCCGGCAGTTGACGGCAGAGAGCCTCCCGGGCTATGAGGCCGCCGCCAATACACGCCGCACGCAGGGATGGAACCCGGCGAACGAAGGGATCAACGCGCTGGTGGCTGGCGGCGGCGATGCCCTACGCTCACGTTCGCGCGACATGGTCCGCCGGAACGCCTGGGCGAGTAACGCGGTCGAGAGCTTCGTCGGCAATGCGGTCGGCACGGGCATCAAGCCGCAGGCAAAACACCCGGATCCGGCGGTGAAGGGGCGGCTTCAGGAACTCTGGCTCCGCTGGACCGACGAAGCTGACGCCGCCGGCCTGACCGACTTCTACGGACTCCAGGCGTTGCTCTGCCGGTCCACGATCGAGGGAGGCGAGTGCCTGGTGCGCATCCGTGAGCGCCGGCCCGAGGATGGGTTGACGGTTCCGCTTCAGCTCCAACTGCTTGAAGCAGAGCATCTGCCGACGACAAGGAACGAGAACTTGCCGAACGGCAACGTGATCCGGGCCGGGATCGAGTTTGACAAGATCGGCCGCCGCGTGGCCTACCACCTCTACCGCGAGCATCCCGGCGAGAAGCTCATGTTCTTCAATGCCGGCGAGACCACGCGCGTGCCGGCGGAGTCGGTGCTTCACATCTACAAGCCGCTCCGGCCGGGACAGCATCGCGGGCAGCCGTGGCTCACGCAGGTCCTGGTGAAGCTCCACGAACTGGATCAGTACGACGACGCCGAGCTGGTTCGCAAGAAGCTGGCTGCCATGTTCGCTGCCTTCATCACCGAGAACAACCCCGAGGATCCGGTGATCGGGAGCAAGCCGGGCGAAGGCGAGACGAACGCGAGCGGCGCGCCGCTGGCCGGGATCGAGCCGGGATCGATGGTGAAACTCCTGCCCGGAGAGGATGTGAAGTTCACCGAACCGGGCGATGTGGGCGGCGTGTACACGGAGTTCATGCGGGTCCAGTTGCGCGCGATTGCTGCGGGCCTGGGGATCACTTATGAGCAGCTCACCGGGGATCTGGAGCGCGTCAACTACTCGTCGATCCGCGCGGGCCTGCTCGAGTTCCGTCGCCGCTGCGAACAGTTCCAGCACCAAGTGATGGTGTTTCAGTTCTGCCGCCCGGTGTGGCGGGCGTGGATCGAAGCAGCAGCGGTGGCCGGCGAGATTAGCGCACGCGACTATGCCCGTAACCGGATGCCTACCTCGATGTCGAATGGCGGCCGCCGTCCTGGGACTTGGTCGATCCGCTGAAGGACATGAACGCCGAGCTTGCGGCTGTGCGCGCGGGCTTCAAGCCGCGCAGCGCCGTCATCAACGGGATGGGCTACGACGAGGAGGACGTCGATCGCCAAGTCGCCGCCGAT